CAGATATTAAAAAAACAATAGATAGTTTTATTGAACAAGGTGATTATGAAAATTTTAAAGTCAAACCTTATGAGTCTCAATTAAAACGTGAACTCCCTTCTGGAAATATACGACAGTCTGCAGGGGGTAGAGTTAATCCAAAAACTTTTCAGTATATAAGGGACATGTTAGATTCTGGTGACTTTGAAAATCTTTCTAGAATCACAGGAAGATCAAAAGAAGAGTTAATTAACTTTAATGAAAAACTTCCAGCAAGAGGAAAAGTTGACATAGAAAAAAGATCAACTGCAGCGAAAGAATCTTTTCCAGAAGAAAGAAAACTTACTGAAGAAGAAAAAAAAGAAGCTGAAAAGAAAATTCAAGCTAAAAGAAAAGATAGATTAGAAAAAACTACAGGTAAAGCTAAATTTATAAAAGGCAAAGGCGATTTTCAATTTCATCACATAAAACAAATAGGTGGAGAAGTGCCGTTAACCGAAAGTGATTTAAAAGTTATTAATAAATCTATGAACTCTAAACTATCACCTTACAATAAAAAATTAAATGATATTGCAGATGCAATATCAACAAATATTACCGCATCTTTTGATGCACTAAATTCACAAAGAGAAGGAGATAGTTTAAAATATTTAAAAAGAGTTGATGAATTAAATGATCAAGCAGAACAACTTGTAAACAAAGCTACAAAAGAATTACCTAAAGAGTTTAAACCTTTAATAGGTTTTAATAAATTTTATGCAAGAACAGACGAATATGGTTTACCTTTAGATGATGTAGTTCGAGTAGAAAGAATAGGAGGAGGCACCAAACAAGGTCAGTTTGAAAAACCTTTAACACAATATTCAAGAAAAGAGGTAGCTGAATTACAAAACAAAATAAATCAAGAAGCGGATAAATTAAAGCTTGAACAAAAGTTACAAGAGAATCCAGGAATGGTTGAATCACTTAAAAATAGTGGATTTAGATGTAAAAAAGAAGTTGGAGGTAAAGTTGATTTAGAGTGTCTAGCAAACGATGTGTTTAAAGAACAAGATAAATTAAAAACAGGAACAGATTTACAGAAAAAATCTGCGGCAAATAAATTTAAAAACGCAGCTAAAAATATTTCTAAAACTGCAGGTAAAGCAAGAGCAGGTACCTTAGCTGCATTAGGAGGTCCTATTGGTCTTGCAATAGAAGGTGGTATTGAAGGACTGTTAGTTGGTTGGGATATGTTAATTAATGATAAACCTTTTAAAGAAGCTTGGGCAGATAATACAATTTTCTTAGGAGGAATGTTTAGTTCTAAATCTGGTGAAGATATGAGACAAGAAATAATTGTTGGTGATGATCCTTTGGCTCAAGAATATTACAACGCAAAACAAAAATTAGATCAGTATGATAAATTACAAAAAAATTATCAAAATTCAATTGGTACAGATTTTGAAGAACAGCAATATATTAAATTTAAAAATTACGAAGAATCTATTAAAGATGAAATACCTGAACTTATAGAAGTATTAAAACCAGGCACTGAGCAGCAACAAGCTTACATGAAAAGCGAGCTAGAATTTAGAAAGAAAAGAGCAGGAGCTAAATATGATAAAGCTTTAGGTATGTCAGAGGATGATCCATTATCAGAAGGAGATCCATATGCAACAGAGCAAGCTAAACAAAGAGAATTGTCTGAAGTTGAAGAGGAAGTAAGAGGACAGTACGGAAAAACATTTGAAGATTTTAAAAAAGAATTTGGTCCATTAATTTATGATCAAGTTTCAAAATATTATGGACAAGAAATAAAACCGGGAATGTATGTTGAGTACGATAAAAAAATAGATGATATATTGTCAAAACGATACGAAGAGGATCTTCCTTTCTTTAAAGAAAATATAAATACTGAAGAACCATTTCCTTTCTATGCAGCGTATGCAGGAGGAGGACGAGTAGGATTCAAAGATGGTGGAAGCGGAATGACAAGAAGAGGATTCTTAAAAGTAATAGGAGCACTAGCATCTTCTATCGCTGCAGCTAAAAGTGGTTTTGTTAAATTTGCAGGTAAAGAAGCAGCAAAGGAAGTTGTTACAACTGCACCTATTTCTGGAAAACCAGAATGGTTTGATGCAGTTGTTAATAAAGTTATAAAAGAAGGAGCAGATCTTACAAAACAATTTGCAACTAAGGAAAGAGAAATTATTCACGTTCAAAAATTAGGAGAACAGGAAGGAGCTAGAGTTGTTAGGGATTTAGAAACAGGTGCAATTAGATTAGATTATGATTCACCAACAAATATGGGTCAAGACACAATATCTTTTACTTATAAACCAGGATATATTCAAGAAGACGGAACTAAAGTAGGTCCATACTTTCAAGCTTCAGAAGCAGAACCTAGAGGAATTAGAATGGGCCCAGATGATTATGATATAGAGTTTGATGGGGAGAATGTTGTAGACGCAATTGAAGATTTAAACTCTGATGTTTCTACTTTAAAGCAATACGGAACCGGTAAATTAGATGAAAAAGATTTAAAGGTAAGAAAAATTAAAAATGAAAAAGTAGCTAAAATTAATGAGGATCAAGTTGAGCAAGCAAATTATTTAGAAAATAAATATGGAATGACTGCAGATGATGCTAATGATTATGATTTAAATTATCAGGATTATTCTGATTATGACTAATACACCATATAAATATGGGAAGAAGAGTGGCCCACCACCAAAAAGAGGACCTAATCCACAAGGCTTGAATTTATTATATAATACTGTTAAAACAGTCAAACAATCTGGAGAAAAAAATAATGGCAGATATAGACAAGGCTCTACCAAATATAAAAGTACAACCTGAAGAAACAACGGAAGATTTAGCCGTTGAAATGTCAGAAGAAATGGAACAGGTAAAACCTGGTGAAGCTGAAATTACAGAATTAGAAGATGGATCAGTTGATGTTAATTTTGATCCTGATGCATTAAAAGAATCAGAAGCAGCAGACTTCAATGCAAACTTAGCTGACTTTGTAGATGAAAGAGAGTTAGGTTATTTATCTTCTACACTTTATCAAAATTATCAAGACTATAAAAGTTCTAGAAAAGATTGGGAAAAATCTTATACTCAAGGATTAGAACTATTAGGATTTAAATATGAAAACAGGACGGAACCTTTCGCCGGTGCTTCGGGTGCCACTCATCCGGTGCTTGCTGAAGCAGTTACTCAGTTTCAGGCGTTGGCTTATAAAGAGTTACTCCCAGCCACTGGACCAGTAAGAACACAAATTATTGGAGTACAAACTCCAGAAAAAACTCAACAGTCTAATCGTGTAAAAGATTTCATGAACTATCAGTTGATGGATCAAATGAAAGAATACGAACCGGAGTTTGATCAAATGTTATTTTATTTACCTCTTGCAGGTTCAGCATTTAAAAAAGTTTACTATGATGATTTATTGGAAAGAGCAGTATCAAAGTTCGTTCCAGCAGATGATTTAATTGTTCCGTACACAGCTACCTCATTAGATGATGCGGAAGCAATTATTCATCGAATTAAAATTTCTGAAAATGAATTAAGAAAACAACAAGTGGCAGGTTTCTATAGAGATGTAGAATTAAAAGCAGGTCACGATAATTTAACTGATGTTGAGAAAAAAGAATTAGAATTAGAAGGCACAGTTAAAACTGGAAGAGACGATGACATTTTTACTTTGTTAGAATGTCATGTTAATTTAGATTTAGAAGGTTTTGAAGATGTTGGACCTGATGGCGAACCAACTGGAATTAAGTTACCTTACATTGTAACAATTGAAGAAAATTCTAGAGAGATATTATCTATTAGAAGAAACTACGAACAAAACGATCCAAAGAAATCTAAAATACAATACTTTGTACATTTTAAATTTTTACCTGGCTTAGGTTTTTACGGTTTTGGTTTAATTCACATGATTGGTGGATTATCAAGAACTGCAACTTCAGCATTAAGACAATTACTCGATGCCGGAACATTATCTAACTTACCGGCTGGTTTCAAACAAAGAGGAATCAGAATTAGAGATGATGCACAAGCAATACAACCTGGTGAATTCAGAGATGTAGATGCTCCTGGAGGAAACATAAGAGATGCTTTTATGACTCTTCCTTTCAAAGAGCCTTCTCAAACCTTATTACAACTAATGGGAGTCGTGGTAAATGCAGGACAAAGATTCGCTTCCATAGCGGACCTGCAAGTAGGTGATGGGAATCAACAAGCAGCTGTGGGCACGACTGTGGCATTGCTTGAAAGAGGTAGTAGAACAATGTCTGCTATCCATAAAAGAATTTACGCAGCATTAAAAAATGAATTTAGAATTTTATCAAGAGTATTTAGATTATACTTACCTGCAGAATATCCATACGATGTAGTTGGGGGTCAAAAAATGATTAAACAATCAGACTTTGATGATAGAGTGGATATACTGCCAGTTGCTGACCCTAACATTTTCTCACAGACACAGCGTATTTCCCTAGCGCAAACAGAACTGCAACTGGCAATGTCAAATCCGCAAATGCATAATTTGTATCAAGCATACAGAAACATGTATGAAGCGATTGGTGTTAAAGATGTTGACACGGTATTAATTAGACCACAACCACCACAACCAAAGGACCCAGCGTTAGAACACATTGATGCTCTCGCTGGGAAACCGTACCAAGCTTTTCCTGGTCAAGATCACCGAGCACACATGACGGCACACTTAAATTTCATGGCAACAAACATGGCTAGAAATAATCCGGTAGTTATGGCGTCATTAGAAAAAAATATTTTTGAACACATTTCATTAATGGCTCAAGAACAAGTTGAAATTGAGTTTAAAAATGAGATGCAACAACTTCAACAAATGCAACAAATGATGCAACAGAACCCACAAATGGCTCAGCAAATGCAAATACAAGCTAGAATGATGTCAGAAAAGATAGAAGCTAGAAAAGCAGTGCTGATTGCAGAGATGATGGAAGAATTTATGAAGGAAGAAAAAGAAATTACATCACAATTTGACAATGATCCTATTGCAAAACTACGAGCAAGAGAACTTGACATCAGAGCACAAGAAAATGCACGTAAGAAAAAGGTTGATGACGAGCAAATTAACCTAAATAAAATGAAAGCAATGATGAATCAGATGCAAACTGATGAAAAATTACAACAAAATGAAGATTTAGCACAATTAAGAGCGGATACTTCGATTGAAAAAACAATTTTAGCTTCTAAATTAAGAAATCAAAGGAATTAATTATGTTTCCATGGTCAATAATAGGCACTGCACTTAAAACTGGTGCTGAAATTTACAAAAATAAGAAAAAATCTGAAATAATTATGTCTGAAGCACGAATT